ATGCCGTCAGGTCTGCGCTGGATCTCAATGATGTGATACTGCATTTTAATTGCCCTCCTTGAGTTGTTTGATTAAGGTTTCAGTTGCTTCGGTGAGCGTTTCGTCCTCTGCCCCGGTCAGTTCGTTAGAGTATCGGACAAGAGCGGCTTCTTCCGGTTGAATTCCGTCGATCGGCTCTCCTTCGGTATAAACCCGCCCAAACTCTGCCGGGTCACACGCCTCTGAATAAGAAATTCCATCACGCACAACATAACGCAATTCATTTGATGTGGTTCGGATGAAATCACGCCCGTTTATAATGAAATGTTCCTGTACTATCATTTCAGAAGCACCTCCTTACGATATCGGTGTGCCATCTGCATAGGCATTCTCATATTGACTTCCCTCAATTTTCGCCCATGTTACGGTTCCATAACCGTCCAGCGTAGACCAGTTGGTTGCCGCCTTGTAATCAAGCGCAGTGCCGTCTCCGAGATGGTCGTACAGGGTTTCTGGAATGTAGATTGTACCGCCAGAACCACCAGAGGCAAATGGTGTACCTGTAAATGCAGAAAGGTTGAATATTGATTGAATGGAAGAGGCACGAAGCACAATGGTTGACAAAGAAGAGTCACCATTAAATGCGTTACCACCAAGCTGACCTGTTCTTATATCTGCGATTTGTAGGGCGGAGCAATACTGAAAACACCAGCCACCAGCCACAGACTTAACAACTCCCGTTTTAAGATGTGTGCAGCGAGAAAACGTGCTTTGCTTTGTCTCGGCAAAAGGAGCATGGACGCTCAGCAAACCAGTGCAGCTACTAAAAGCATAACCTTCAATACTGGTTGCATTGGTATATAATCCAGTTATACCGGGTCGCATATAAAACGCATATTCTCCTATTTTCTTCACAGAGTTCCCCAGTTTTATAACACCATTAGGCTCCGTGAAACTGGCAAAACCTTCGGTTGTCCATTCTCCGGATGCCGCATCCGCCATAACTATATTAGCCATTCCAACACCTCCTCACGCCGGAGTATAGGGCCACGAATCAAATGTGGCGTAACCGTCCTGCACGTTGATTCTGTACCGTTTGTTGGCTTCGACAGTGAAATTGTCGATGCCAGTCACTACAGTTGCCGTTGCACCGCTAAAGAAGATGATAGCATACTTGCCAGTCGCCGGGGGATTGCTGATCGTCAGCGAGGTCAGTTCGCCGCAGTTGTAGATGGTGTTCGCCGCAGGGGTGATGGATGCCGCCGCTTCGCTAATCGTCTCATCAATCGGCTTGTCTTGCTTGCCGTCCACGATGTCTGCGGCGTTTGCTAATGCGGCGTAGACCGCTTTATTTTGCACCGGGTTTGGCGAAGTCGGGGACAGGGCGGTGTCTACGGTAATTGAACCGCCGCCGCCGGAGCTCGGAGGGTATCTGGTTGCGGTCCCCAATGCTCCGGTCTCGGAGACCAGGTCGGATTTCAGCATATGATTCTGATATGCCATATAATTTACCTCCTTATAAGCAAAGGCCCGGGAAACCGGGCCTTGCTTCGTCTCTTACAGATAGGAAGATGCCTGGAACATCTTGCTCTTCTGACTCTCGTCCCAGTCGTCCGCCCGTTTCTCGGCACGCTCGGACTCCGCGAGGATCGCGGCGACGGGACGCGGGACCTGGACGGGCACGCCCTTCATGATCTTCCAGACCTTGCCGTTCAGACCGACGAGGACGAAGTTCTCTTCCTTGCCGGTGGCCCTGGGCAGGTAGACGGTGGTCAGCTCCTTCATGGGATCGACGGGAGCTTGGGTGGTCTCAGGTTCCTGGTTGTCAATGGTATCAGCAGGCTTAGATTTGGTTGCCATAGCAATTCCTCCTATCTGTGTTGTTTAGTTTTCGGGGTCAACGGTGGAGTAAGCGCTGCAGGACTCCACGCGGATCATGCGGTTCTGGTACAGGATCTTGGCCGCGTTTTCAAACTTGTAGCCCACGGTGCTGAACTGGTTCAGCGGGCCGCCGATCTGGGAAGCGTCCTTGATGATCATCTGCATGCCCATGCCTTCCGGGTTGATGACGCCGAAGGCGTCCTTGCCGAAGAACATGGTGGCGTAGACTGCGCAGGGATCGGTGGACGCGCCGCCCTCGCCGGGATACAGCTTGTCGCTGGCGGCGACGGTGGAGGGGACAGCCTCCTCCACGTAGAGGTACTTGGAGTTGACGTTGACGCCCGCAATGATGCCTGAGCCGGTGAAGGGGGAGGTCTCGCCGGTCTCGTAGTAGTGGATCTTGCGGCCCACCAGCGCCTTGGCCTGGTCAGCGGTCAGGGTTTCAGAGACGGTGATCCGGTAGGCGGTGCCGACGCCTGCGTCACAGGTGCCTGCGGTGGCGGAGTTGCTCACCGCGCTGACGGTCAGAGCACGGGCGTTGGGAGCGAGGTCGTCACCCACGAAGATGGGGGCCTCGGTGCTCTCGATGAAGCGGACGCCGTGCAGCTCGCCAATCTCGCCCTCGAAGATCTCCTTCGTGGCGGCGTACTTGTGAACTTCGATCCACTCCGAAGAGGAGCGCAGGTCGTAGGTCACGGAGGGGTGGATAACAGCCACGTACTTGTTGCCCTCGTAATAGGGGGCCTTCTGCTTCTTGAGCCAGGTGTAGGCCTTGTTGACGGTGTCTGGGGTCAGCCGGTTGTTGCTGGCGACGAGCTGATGACGGCCAATGGGAGTGCTGGAGGGCACGCCGTTGGCGTCCAGGGTATCGGCGTACAGAACGAAGGTGCCCTTGGCCAGCTCGTTGCGGACCAGGGTGTCAGCGGTCCAGCCGCCTGCGGCGCCCATTTCCTCGGTCGCGCCCAGGATCACGTCGTCAACGGCGTGCAGATCCAGGCGGTCGGAGATCGCGGTGTAGTCGCCGTACTGCTTCACAGTCACGTTGGTGGCGGTGATGCCGAACTTCTGGCCGGTGGGGATGACGCCCTCCTGCAGGGGGGTCAGGGCCTTGTCGAAGGTGTTCCACTTGCGCCACTCGACGGTCTCGCCGTGGTTGGCGGGAAGAGCCTGCTGCTTGCCGAGCTGGGAGAAGATGAGCTTGGGTCTCGCGTTCTCCAGCAGCTCGGTGTCGTAGTAGACCTTCATGGTCGGGGACATGCTGTGGGTGGTGGTCTGGGATGCGTCATAAGCGCCGGTGTAGGCGTTGACGGTGCCGGTGGTGCCGTTGGTGGTGATGTTCACCACGTCTCCGCCCTGGGCGAAGATCTGAAGGTTACGGAAAAGTTCCATTGTTATGCTCCTTTCATGTCATTGCGAGGAGCGGAGCGACGTGGCAATCCGCCCCCGCATTCTGTAGGAGCATGCTGCTCCTACCAAACAATTTTCTTTCCTGCGTGGACCTGGCGCCGGAGCTCCTTCCGCTGCTCGCGGGTGAGCTGCCTGGGGTCCAGGATCCGGGTGACGTTCGCGGCGGACTGCCGACCGAGCCCGTTCTCGCTGGGCCTAGCTGCGTTCGCCTGGATGGAGTTGGAGAGCGCCGTCGCCGCCTTGTGCGCTGCGAAGCCCATCATGCCGCCCATGACCTCGTTCCGGTGTACCACCTCATACGCGGTCTGGACGTCCACGTCGTTTGCCAAAAGGCGCGTGAACATGGGGTTCTCCATCTCCTTGAGCAGATCGAGGTTGGGATAATACTGGCGTGCGGCCTCCGCCTGCTGCTGATGCTTGTTGAACGACGCCGCCATTTGTGCGTCGTGATCCCGCCGGGCGATCTCCGCCTCCAGCTCCTTCACCTTCTGCTCGCTGGCACGCTTGGCACGGTAGGTCTCCGTGGAGAGGCCGAGCTCTGCTGCCTCTTCCGCGATCAGGTCATCGTCTGCGTCCACCTTCTGCTGCAGGGCTTTCAGATCGATGCTGCCGTCCTCCCCGGCCTTGATGCCGTAGCGTTGTTCGATCAAGGGCGCAACCAGCTTCGTGAGCTCCGCCAGGGAGGTCTCCGTCGCTTTCGCGTTCTTGAATCTGCCCTGGATCGCCGCCTGGACGTCTCTGCCGTACTCATCCTTGTACCGCTTCTTGATGTCCTCCCAGCTCTCCTGGGGCTGTGCCTGCTGTGCAGGCTGCTGTGCCGCGCTCGAGACGGCCTGCTCGGTGGGTTGGCCGAACTCCCATTGTGGAGATTTGGCCTTCCGACCGGGCTTCTGAGCTTGCTCCCCGGCGTCGGGAGCCACTACGCCCGTTCCTGCATCCGGCCCGGGCCCGGGTGCCGCAGCCCCGTCTCCGCCCTCTCCGCCGAAGATCTGCAGGTTCCAAAAAATGGGGAATCCCCCGTAGGGGACGTGCGCTAGCTTCGCGTCGCCGTCCCGCACATAACAGATGCTCATACGAGCCTCCTTTCAGCCCGTAGGTGGGCGGTCCCTTATATCCCGATCATATCAAAAGCCCGGCTTATCCCTGTAAAGTTACAGGACAAAAAAAGACGGTGGATTTCTCCACCGTCCTTTTTCGTGTTACCAGTTGGGCTTGGCGATCTTCTTCCAGTTTGCGCCGGAATACTCCTCGAAATACAACGCCCACCGCTGGGCTCCGGTCAATCCGGTGATTTCGGAGATAGCCTGGATGTAGTTTTCCTCTCTGGTCTTGTCGCTGGACTTTTCAACCTTATCCAGGATATCGTGAGCACTGACGTATTTCTCGATGCTCATGCCCTCTGCCTTGGCGGATCTGTGGCCGTATTTCTGCGTGTGGTCCTTTGTACCTTCGTACCACCTGTTGCAATCGGCCTCTGAGATAGTCAGATTCGGATTTGATTTCTGCAGATCATACCAGCGGATCTTCCTGTCGGCTTCGTCGCTGTCAAGACCGCCGTACTTCATCAGCGCAGACTTCATCTTCGTCTTCGTGATCTTCCCGGCGCGGTACTCGGAGTCCAAATCGTCGTACTTTACGCCGAATTCCTTGCGGCTGTTGGTGTTCTTCAGGATCTCGTCCACATCCTTCTTGACGGTGATCCCGCAGTACCGGCTGAGCTGGTTCTTCAACGCAGTTTCCGTAACGCCTCCTTCGACGTAGCGATTTGTCAGGTATTCCTTGACGTGCTTTCTAACGCTCTCCGCCTTCACGCCGTGATCGGTTAGCTCCTTGACCAGAGCACCGATATCCTGGTTCGCGTCGATGGCCGCGTCGATCTCGTCGTACTGGGAGTAGGAGAAATCCTCGTCGTCGGCGTGCTCCGCCTTGGCCGACCATTCCTTAGCCTTCTTCCAGGCCTTGTCCTCATCCCAGCCGCAGAGGTCGGTCAGCAGATTGATTGCCTCGTCCTCGTCCCGGAGCCCGGCCTGGAGCTCGTCCCGAATGATCCCGGCCAGCTTGTCCTGACGCTTCTCGTCGTCCCAGAGTCCGGTGCCCTCCATGTAATCAGAGAGCTCCTGCAGATCCAGCTCGCCATCGGTATAGCGGTCCATGACGGCGCCGCCCAAAGCGTTCCGTGTGAGCTCGTGGGCCTGCTCCTCGTCCTTCCCGTCGTCCAGGTAATTCTGGATCATCTCGTCCAGGACCGTGCCCATCTTCGCGTCGTCTCCTGCGACCCATGCCTTCCAATACCGGCCAGCGTTCACCGCATTCGTCCGTTCCGCCGCTTCGTCGTTCAGCGCAGGGATCCGGCCTTCCATGATGTCCGTGATGTTGTCCCTGACGCCGGCGGAGTAGGTTTTGATGGTGGTGTAAGGGATGCCGGCACACTTCGCGCCTGCCTCCACCATTGCCATCACATGGTCCCGGAATTTGCTCTGGTCCACGTCCTTCCCGGCGATCAGACCGGCAACGTCCGTTGCGATGTCCTTCGTCTTGCTCTCAAGATCGTTGAGTAGATCCACCACGCCGACGGAAAAGCTGTCGTAGGACCGGATGTTGTTACCGGTTCGCACCGCGTCGTAGACGTTGTTCCCGGTGTCCCAGACCGTGCTGCCGAACAGCGGAGCAATGACGGAGATCAGCGTACCGACGACATCCTTGCCGATCCCGATCCCGATGGTCTCCGCCGAGATCTCCTCGTCGTCGTCCCGGTATTTCTTGGTCTTCCGTTTCAATGCCGCAGCCAGGAAGGTCATGACGGAGAACACCGCAGCACTCATCGTCTGTGCCGCGACGGTCTTCCGGAAAAACCGATTTGCGGCCTTCATCCGGGCCTTGTCCCCGGACTTCCGCGCAGCCCGCATATTCTCGAAGGCATTGGCAAGCTGTCCGTGGTTCTGGATGGGCACCGTGCGGAAGGGGAACAGGTAGCTCATCAGGCCCTCGCGGTCCTTCTGGTACTCGTTCCGGTGCAGGTCGTCGTACATGGGCTGGGTCTCCCGCAGGCAGCGCTCATAGAGCTCCGTCACGTGCTGCCAGTATTCGTCCGTTCCGACCTCCATGCCGTCGAGCTTCGCCTGCTCCTTGCAGGCAACCCAGATTGCCGCCGTCGTAGCAACGTCCATCCGCTGGATCCAGTTCAGCGGGCTGATGGCCTCCGCAGCCTGCCGCGCCTTGTGTCCGATCCAACCGGCCTGCTCCATCGAGGCGCCGACCATGCCCTTTGCCCTGGCAATGGGGCCGCTGCGGTTCGCCTGACTTGCAAGCTCCCGCATACTCATGCCCTGCCGCCTCATATAGTGCATGGAGGTGTGCGCGTCGATCTCGTTGTAGAGCCGCATTGCTGTTGCGCCGCTGGGCGCTGCGAAGATGTGTGCAATCAGTGACGGGCTCCAGCTCTTGTCCGCCTTCACGAAGATTGGTCTGTTGCCTGCAATGACCGCCCTGTGATCCAGGATGCTTTCGATTGCGACGTAGGACGCCGCCTGCTTGATGGTGACGGATGGATTGATGAGCAGCGCGGTCTTGTAGAAGGAGGACTGCATGGCCTCCAGGAATTTGCCGATGCCGGTCCGGTGCTGGTTCCCGCGTCTGCCGCCCTGAATGTCAATGACTGCCTGCGTCAGAATCTTCTGCCCGTCTGCGCCAAAGTTGCGGTAGATGGTCTCCTTCACCGGCAGCGGGTTCTCCCCGTCGCCCTGGCTCAGCATCCCGTTGTAGACCTTGGAGAAGTCCCGGATCGCCAGCGCCAGACCGATGTAGTTTGCGATCTCCCGGACGTGGTGTCCCATTACGGCGTCCATGCCGTCGATGTAGACCGGCTGGCTGGCCTTTTGCGCCAGCGCGTTGGTGGAGCCGGGTGTCTTCACCCACATGCTCATCGCGGCCTCCGGGGTGTCCAGCTTGGTCTCCAGATAGTTCTTGTCCACCTGGTAGGGGACGTAGTACTCCTCGGTCTGCAGGACGCGGTGCTTGAGCTTGTAAAGGATCTCGTTGGTCGCCTTGCCCTCTCTTCCGAAGTATTCACGGATGGTCTTCATGTAGGCCTTGTCCCAATCCGTCATCCGGTCCTGGATTCTGGACAGCAGCTCCGGCGTCACCTGGATGGTGTAGCTCTTGCCGGAGGACTTGTCCCGGATCACCGCGCCGCCCTTCTGCAGGTGAACCAGCTTGTCGTTGTGGGCCTCGCGCTCCGCCGTCATCAGGATCTGGATGGCCTGCATCTTGGTCATCAGCACCTTGGTTCCACGGTCCGTGGTCGCGCCGAAGTCCAATTTCTTGCTGATGGCCCGCCGGTACTCCAGCTCGTTCTTCCCGTTCTTCAAGGGCTGCATGGCCTTGTCGTAGTTCATAACCCAACTGTCGGCGTCCACCACGCCCTGCTCGATGCCGTGCATGAGCTGGTACAGGGCAGCGTCCCGCTGATAGCCGGACATCATCTCGACCGCACGCATGGTGCTCATCTTCCGGAGCAGCCTGCCGCGTTTCGAGGTCTCAAACTTCCCGGTCTCCTCCAGGGGAGTCAACTCCTGCTGCTGCGCAGCCACGTCCCGCATGGCCTCGTAGAGGCTCTTGCCCTCGTTCCAGGACAGGGACGTCGCCGCGTTCTTCATGCTGTAGTTGATGCTCTTCATCAACTCATAGATGTGCTGCAGCTCTGCGGTGCTCAGCTCCGGGAGCCTCTTCTGGGTGTCTCCGGTCAGCTGATCCAGCCAGGTCTGCTCGTTCCGGGTCAGCGTCCGCTCAATGGCGTCGATGTCGGCCTTGATCTCCTCATCGTACTCGGAGGAATACACGGGATCGTCCAGGTCCGCCACGGCAGCGTATTCGGAGCTCATCCGCCGGATCCCGTCCAGCACGGCCTTGTACCGCTCCGCAGCCTTGGTGCCGGGGTTCGGCGCCAGCACCTCGTCCAGCACCTCCGCCAGCCGCGTCATGGAGCCGTACAGAGAAGCCGGAACGTAGGCCCCGTCCGTCGGTCTGGTCATCCGCCGCTTCATCTCATCGGACAGATTCTTAATCCGGCTCCGCAGCTCGGACGCCCGTTTCCGGTCCTTCGCCCTTGCAAAGACCTCGTCCTTCGCCTTCCTCGCCTCCGCAGCGGCGGTCCGCTTCGCCTCGGAAAGCATCTTCTGGATCGCCGGCGGCTTCAGCACGCCCTGCAGGATCCTCTCCTCTCTGGCGATCTGGTCCTCCAGCTTCTTCTGCAGGGATTGGTTCTGCTTCACGGCGGCTACGATCTGCTGCGCTCCGCGCTTTGTCGCTTTTTTCACTTCTCCTTCCAGCCGGCGTGCCTCCTTGTTCGCCTCCGTCAGCTTCTTCCGGAGCTCTGTCAGCTTCCCTGCGCTCCGCTTCGCGTCCTTGACCAGCGCCTTGCCCTCCGGGGTGTCGGCCTTGCTCTCGTCCAGCCCTTCGATGAGATCGACGTCGGACGGCATGGAGGTGTCGCGGGTGGAGTAAAGATACCTGCCAGAATTGTTCTTGTAGTCAATCGGATAATCGTCCTTATCTTCGCGTGTCCACCATCTTCTTTGCTGGCTTGTCCTGGTGTCGTACCGTTCGTTGATGTAGGGCTCAACGCTTGTATGGATCGCATCATATGCGCACCAGTAGTATTCGTTCCCTTGTTCATCGTATGTGACGCGAACGGGCGGCATATCGTCGTTTCGCATCCACGGGTATCTCTCGTAGATGTCATCCACAAACTGCTCATAATCGTGGTCAGAGGGGTTTTTCAAAACCTCTACCCCGCGCGGCGTCGTGAAAACGTCAGATTCCTTGCTGTTTGTGCGGCTGGAGCGTCGGGCCTCACTGCGTTCAACACGCATGGTTTGCGCGTTGAACATGCCGCCGTTGGCCCGTCTGTGATCCAGAGGAACATTCGCGCCAGTTCTGGCGTTATACTGCCGGACAATGTCGTCCACTTCAGTATCAGACAGGATGCGTACCGGGACAAAAGCGCCTGCAACGTACCAGTCGGCCTTCGTGCGATCTGCTTCTGTGCTTCCGGACTTCGTCTTCTTCTGCGTCGGATTGGTCGCAAAGGTGTAGTAGCCGTTTGTCGGGATGTGCGTAGGAATATCGCCGCTGTAGTTGGATCTGGCCTCCTCGTTGTAATCCACGTCCGCGGACATTTCCACCTCGACCCATACCTGGTTGTCCAGCCGGGTCTCCTTGCTGTCGCCGTAGCCGATCTGGTGCATCGAAGGAACCTCACCGAAATGCCAGCCTGGACGGAGCGCGTAAATTGACGGGGAGCCCTCGCCGGTTTCCGACTTCGCGTTTCCGTTGACGCCCCAGTTATAATATGCTCTTGTGTCGCCGTACTGCTTCTGCATCCTGCCTGCGGAAGACGTTCCTGCCTTGTCCTCGATGTACATGAACCGGAACCCGTTCTCGTTGGCCCAGTGGATGTCGTTCACGTTGGGATTTTTCCGCTTTGCCCCGTTCGCATACTGATCAAGATACTCCTGGAAGGTGATTGCTTCGCCGGTATCCATGTTGAGCATGTGCGTTCCGGCAGGAAGATTCCGCAGCATGGTGAGGTTCGGAGACTCCGCGTCGTACCACGTGCCGAGGTGGATCTCTTCGTTGTTGCCGATAAACAGCGGATACAGGTTGCCATTCACGAGCCGCATCAGCTTGTACGCGGTCTTCGTTTTCTTCGGAGCAGGCTCCTGGCGGACAGAGAATCGAACCTCTTCTCCCTTCGCCGTCGTCGTGTCCAGAGTATCGAACCGTCCGTACTTCGGAGAATGCGTTGTCGGGCGGATCTCTTCATCGAGTGCCTCAACATCAAGCAGCGGATAGTACCATTTTCCTTCTGCGTTTCCGATGTCGTACTTGCTTCCCTTGGGGACCCTGGTGTCGTTCCTCCTGCTCTCCCATTCGTCAGCCGAAATCCACTCGGCCTCTCCAATCCTTGCCGTGGCATATGCGCTGAATCTTCCCTTCACGCCGCTTCTGATCAGAGCGATTCTTTCACCAGTTTTTGCTGCGTTGTCAAGGAACGGGTCGCGCTGCATTCTGGTCTCGCCCTTCTTCTTACCGCTGAGAATATCCTCGGAATAAGAGTGGTCGGAATCGCTGATTGTAATGCCGCGATACACATCTCCGTGACTGTCGCGGATAGAATACCGGATATCCTCATTCTCCGTATCAAACCTCTGGCTCAGCGGGATGGGCTTGCCGGCATCGTCGTAGGTGACTGGGTCGGAGAGCTTTGCTTGCCAGGACTCTCGGACGATGGCCTCTCTTGCTGCTCCGCCCGAGAAACCTCCAACGCCTTTTGCTCTGATGCCATCCGTTCCGGTCTCTTCCATAAGGCGCTCATACAGTTCGTCTCTGCTGAAGTCGCCAAAATCATCCTCGATTTCTTGCTTAATCGCTGCGCGTATTGCGCGAACGTCAGCGTTCTCCAAATCCGCCATATTGGATTTCAGATAGAATTTGCGAAGCACACCTCCTCGGCCTGCAAATCTCTCTGCATATGAACGATCTGGCGTAAAGTAAAGCCCGTTGCCAAGATTGCCATGATCGTCATTGTAATCATCGCCGTTTTCTTCATCCAGCTCTGCCCCGGTTTTGAGTACGTTGTACGGTTTGGAATCACCTCTCCAGACCAGATACCCGGTATCGTAGCCAGCACGTCTTGCCGCCTCGTCCACCATCTCCTGCAGCCGCGCCGCGTTCTTCTTGGGAGCCTTCGCCAGCTCCAAGTACTCGGTGTCCTCCTCTGCGGTGATGCGGGAGGATCTCCTGGCGCCGTCCTCCAGCGCATCCCCGTACTTGCTCTGCATCGCAGCCAGGAATGTCTTCTGGACGTCCTTGTTCAGCTCGTGCCGGGTCTTGTGATCCTCCACGTACTCTCCGAAATACTCCCGGATGAATTCCGTGTTGAAATTCGGCTGTACGGCGACCTGCGGGATGATCTTGCCGGCCTTGTCGAACAGCCGGAAATCCACGAGGAATTTCTCGTAGCCGGGGTTGTACGTATAGTGAGCGCCGTCCGCGTACCGCATCTTGCCGGTCTTCTTGTCGAGCTCGAAGTAATGGTCATCGTCGTACTCCACATAGTCCCCGTTCTCGTCCAGCAGGAACTGTGCGAATCTCGGCTTGAAGCCGCGCTCCCGGCAGACCTCCAGATACCGGTTGACGAAGCGCTCCGCGTCGGTCATGGTCGTGCCGTCCGGTCTGGTCTCCGTCTGGCTCCAGTCGATGGTGTTCAGCACGTCCTCATAGAGATTGATGTGGTTTTTGGCCTTTGCCGTGCTCTGCCAGCCGCCGTCGCTCCAGACCTTGTCCTCCTGGAAATCCTTGTAGTTGCGCCAGTGACCGAGGCCTTTCTGCTCCAGCGTCTCACCCTTCAGACCAGTGTGGAAGGGAATGATCTGGTCGATCATGTCGGATACCATTGCCAGCCGGATCTGGGTGTCGTTGATGCCGATGACGTTGTTGCCGACGTTCAGGTCGGTGTCCCGGTTGATGGCTCTGTAATACTTGTCCCTGGTATCGATGCCTTCAAAGTTGTCGAAGGACAGCACCTTCTGCCCGTTGACGGTCTTGAAACCGACGCCGAGCGGGATGTGGCTCCGCAGAATCCGAAGCCCGGTGTCCTTTGCCAGCACAGCAAACCACGGTTTCTTGGTATAGCCCTGCATCATCAGCTTCTTGGCCGCAGCGTCCGTCACGATCTGCATGAAATCCAGTACGATACGGGGATCCGCGTCAGAGTAGGAGAACAGCCGGATGCCGCCGAATTTGTTCTTTCGGTTGATCGTCCTTGTGTTCCAGTTTCGGATCTGCCCCTTGTACTCCGACAGCCCGAAGACCATGCGGATGGACTGCATACCACGGTTGTTGTTGAAGGCCATGAAGGAATCATACAGGGAACGGTGCTCGTTGAAGAGCTTCAGCAGACCGTCAGAAGAAACCAAATCGTCCAGCGTGAGATTGTAGGACTTGTCCTGGGCCTTCACCTTGCTGAAGAATTTCGGCTTCAGCGCATTCTTGGTCTCTCCGTTCAGCGCGGCCCGGTACTGGTCGATGAACATCTGCCCGACCCTGGAAAGGTGCTGCCGTCTCTCGTCCACGTAGCAGCCGCCGCAGGGGACGGGGATCCCCATGTCCTTGATGATGCCGCGCAGCGTCTCGTAGTCCTGTGCGTCGAACTCGAAATTCGGCAGCATCTTCATGGCGGCGTCAAACTGTGCGGTGAATTCCTCACGGCGCGGACAGTTGTTGGAGAAGTCGATGGTGCCCTGAGGATAGCCGCTGTTCGTCCGGAACCAGTCGGAACGCGGATCGCTCTCATAGTCCAGCGGATTCCATCCGTCGTACTGCATGGCGTCGAAGATCGCGGCAGCGACAGAGCGCATATCTTGGACCCAGCTCTTCGCCTGGTCTTGATCAAACCCTGCGCTGACCATGTCCTGGATCAGCTTGTCCCAGCCAGCCTCCGTCTTTGGGATCGTTCGGATGGAATTCCGGTTGATGTTGCCGTTGGCATCCACCTCCAGGTTCCCGACCACATGGCCCGGAGAATCCAGGTTGGAGGACATTTCTCCCGCCGGGATATTTCCCTTTGCGTCTGCCATCGCCACGTCCCCCACCTGTTGCCAGGTCTCGGACGCCTGCCGGATGCCTTCGGCGTAGAGCTTGCCGAGGGACTTTTGTACGGCCTCCTCCAGCTCGTCCACGATCCGCGCAGCTTCGCCAACCTGGGAGGTCTTGCCGAGGATCTCGCGCAGCTTGGCGAAGAAGTCCTGGAAGAACTTCTGGATCTTATGCTTAATGCTGTGCTTGTCCTCGCCCAGAGATTCCGTGACGGCGCCCCAGAAGGATTCGTCCGCGATGAACCGCATACCGGCGTCCGCCACGACCTCCTCCAGGGCCTCCTCGCGGGAGAGTCTGGTGTCCGACGCCATCTGGTCGTCGATCAGCTTATCCACCGCATCGGACCCGACCTTCCGGATCAGGGCATCCCTCACGGCATCGCGGTATTCCGCAAACGCCTCCGGCGCTGTCTCCTTCATCCAGTGCGTCAGCTCGTGTCCGGTGACGGCAAGCAGGCCACGGTTCAGATCCCGGTTGATGTTGTTCAGACCGGCGTTGACGTCGATGACGATCACGCCGTTCTTATAGCTGCCCTGGGCTCCGCTCAGCCTGCCTTTTTCGTCTGCTTCGGACATCTCTCTCAGATAGATATCCACGCCGGTTGCCTTGGCGATCAGCTTCATTGCTTCGACCTGCGCACGGAATTCTGCACCTGTTGCCTTGTCGTTCTTCAGCCGGTTCAGCGTCTGCTCGGAGACGCCGTCGGCATAGAATACGCCTCTGCGTCCGGTTGCGCCGGGCTGGACCTTCTTCCGAATCTGCTCGATCTGCATCCGCTGCGCCGTGGGAATCTCGCCGGCGTCGCGCTGCCCGGCCTGGTATGCCTGGGACGCGATCTTCGCAGGCAGGTTCTTCGCCATCGTGACAGCTTCGTCGATGCTCTTCACGCCGACGGTGCCACGATCATAGGCCTCAATGTAATCCGACGCCCAGTCTCTGGTGTCGATGCTTCCGTCTTTCCGAACAGAGGCAAGAGCATCCAGCATCTCTGCGGACGCCTGCTCCGTCATCTTCGACGCCGCCATGACGTCCAGCACGTCCTTGGACTCGGCGTCCGTCTGGATCTTTTCCAGGGAGACGGTGCTGCCGTCGGAGAGCACAACGCCCTTCCGGTCCTTGGTCAGCGAAACGACACCGGCCTTCTTGGTCGTGCCTTCTTCGCTCTGCACTTCCACCTCCATCGACATCTGTCCACGGTTCTGGCGGATGTAGTTGGCCCCGCGCCGGAAGGCGGACTCGTCCGTCTCGTCCATCATCGTGGAGTACACGGCCCGTTCCATGGCTCCCTTGGAAACCTCTCTGGCCCGCTCGTCTTGGATGCCCTCAACGGTCTCCTGGTGGGCCAGCACGGAATAGGCATTTGCCCTCCTGCCCTCCGTGGTCGCGGTGACTGCAGTGGAGACCGCGCTGTCCAGCGCCGCGTCCGCCAACGTCCGGATCCCGTCCCCGTACTTCTCCACCATCTCCGAGTAAACCTGATTCGCGCCCTGTACGCCGCCCTTCTTGGCCGCGTCCTCAATTCGCTTGGTTATGTCCTCCTGGACGGCCTGCAGGCCCTTGCCCTGCCGGGCGTCCTGCCTGGTGCTGCCCTTGCTGTCCTTTACGGCCTTCAGGCCCCGGTCCGCCGCGTACTTCCTCGCGGCCTCCACCGCGCCCTCGGTGCCCTGCACTGTCTGAGCGAATTCCGCCCGCTGGCTTCGTGTTGCAGCAGCCTGCTCGACGGATGCAGCCGCGTGGTGCATCGCCGTCATGCCGCCGCCGGAGACAAAGCCCGCAAAGGCGTCGTTGATGAGCTCCGTGATCCATTCCTTCTTCGCCTGCTGCATGGCGCCCTCATAGGAATATCCCTCTGCCATCAGCTTGTCCGCCCGGTCCTCAATGGCCGTGTTATACCCGTTCTTCCGGGCCAGCACCTCGTCCGAGATCCGGTTGGCAACGGTGGTGCAGAATTCCTCCGATGCCTCCACGCCGCCCTGTGTGAAGAAATTCCTGATGATACCCCGTGTGACGTCTTGGTCGACCAGCTTATCCAGACTGATGTACTCGAAACCAGCTTCTGCCAAGCCAGCCCACAGGGAATGCGTCATCGCGGCGGTCTCGCTCCACCCGGCCTTGAGCTTTTCCCGGTAGTCTGAGGCGGCTGCGGAGGAGCCCATCAGCGCTGTGCCGAGGAATTCAACGGTCTTCTGGATCGCGGTATACTCGTCTCCGATAGCCATTGCAGGCAGGGCGACCATGCCGCTCTGCACCATCGACATACCGATCCCGGCGAAAGTGCCGAGGTTGACCTTGCCAAGCAGCGGGATTTCCACCTCTCCCGCCAAAGCTCCGGTGTCGAACAGACCGTGCTCCGTCAAGCCCTCCGTGACGCCCTGCTGCATACCTTCCGCGATCCGGGATGCCTTCTGGCCCCAGGAGCCGTAGGGATCCAGACCGGAGGCAAGGCTGATCGCCGGAGACATAACGAACGCACCGACCCGTCCGGTCCATTCCTGTCCGTACTGATAGGCATAGGCCTGGACCTCCTGCTCGTCCCGCAGCCGCTTGGTCTGTTCCAGCCAGGCCTTGGCCTGCTCCGGGTCATCGTCGTACATGGCGTAGAATTTCGTGATGTCGTAGTAGCCCCAGTCGGTGTCGTCGTCTTTCGCGAGAGCGAAGCCGCCGGAGGCGTTGAAGATCTTCCGGTATTCGTCCGAGTTCAGCCAGAAGTCTTCCTGTCCGCCCGCCAGCTGCTCCTGCACGGCAGCGGTCCGCCTGGCGGCAGCAGCCTTTTCATCGTCCTCATACTTTGCCTTTCCGGCCCGGGCCTTGTCGTAGAAGGCGTCCTTCCCCATCGTTTCAATGGAGTATTTCGCCGCCGCGTCCTCCCGCTTCTTGTCCTGGACGTACTGCATCGCGGCCTTGTACCGGGCCTGCTGCTCCTTCAGATCGGTCAGCCGCTTGGTTTCCCGGGCCACGGTCTCCATCTCCGCTTCGTAGCCCGGCCCCTCGTATCCTGGTCTGTTGGCGATTCTCTCAGACCTGGAGATGATGGCCCGGGTCTCCGCGTCAGTCACCGTGTGCTGCTGGAACTGGATCGTACGGGCAATGTCCCGCTGCCGCTGCGCGATCTCGTCCTCGGTCATCCGGGTGCCGTAGTATTCGCCGGGCGTGTACTGCTGCTGCCAGGCCTCGTAGTCCGCCTTGCGCTTGTCGTTGTAGGCGGTGGTCTTCCGGATCATCTGCTCCTCGCTCTGCTTGTACTCGGCGTAGGTCTCGTCGTAGCGTTTCTTCGCCAGGTCCGCCAGCTTCTGGCTCCCGCTGCGGGTGGCGTCCCGGTACATCTTGGTGTAGAATTCCAGATCGTCCGCCCTGGCCTCGGCGTCCGCCCGGTCCAGCAGGCCTGTTGTATCAGCGTAATTCCGTACCGCCGTCCGCCCCCAGTCCATGATCCGGGCCACAGGATTGCTCCCAGTGTAGGTCGCCGTCCGCCGCTGATCCAGCTCCTGCCGCGCCTTCCGCCGTTTCTGCTCTTCCTCCATGTATCGGTAATAGGTGGCGGTGCCGGTGGATCCGCTCGTGGTGCCGCTCGTGGTTCCGCCCTTGCCCTTGAGCCAGTCTTCCAGCTCAGAGGTCGGAGACGTGTTGGTCGTGGTCTGTTGCTGCGTCTGGGGCTTGGTGGTCTGGGTGGTCTGGGTGGTCTGGCTGGTCTGCGAGGTCGTCCCGCTCTCTCCGGTCTTTCCCTGGAGCCACTTGCTCAGATCGTCTCTGTCATCGTAGCGCTTTCTCTTGGTGCTCATAGATCCACCTCCGTCACTTGGTTCCTCCGCGATTGTTCCCGGGCTTCGGCACTACAGGAGAGATGCCGGACCCGTTCGGATTCTGTGCCGCCCCGTCCGGGTGATTCCGTATCCATTCCTGGAACATGGCCAGCAGCGTGTTGTATTGGGTTTGGCTGAGCTGGGACTCTACCTGTTCGAATGCGTTCATGGCTCTCTGATAATCTCCGGAACCGAGGGCATAATAGATCGTCTGCCGGACACCGTTGTAGGTGGCGTCGTCAAGCACCTGCGCGGGAGGAGTCTGCGGCGGAGTCTCCGGCGGCGTCTGCGGCGGAGTCTGCGGCACATACCCCGGATTCGATCCGCCCGTTCTCCCCTGCGCCGCCGCCGCCTGCTGCTGGGCGTACAGGTTGACCAGATACCGCGCATAGCCCTGGCTGATCCCCGCCGCCTGCAGCTCCTCCGCAGAGGGCATATACCCGCTGGAGATCTGCTGCATGACGCGGCTGTAAACGGCGTCGCTTCGGCTGTCGTTGTACTCCCGCTCATACCTCTGGTCGCTGAGCTGGTCCCGGCTCCGGCCGTAGGCCAGCTCCTCCGCGTACCGGGCGTCGGACAGGGCGTCCCGCCCCTCCTGGTACTGCCGGTTGTAAAGCAGGTCGGCGCGGCTGTCGTCGTACTCCCGCTGCCGCCACAGGTCGTTGAGCGTGTCCCGCTGCCGACCGTAGGCGAGCTCGTCCTGGTATCTCTGGTCGGAGATGGCGTCCCGGCTCCTGGCGTAGGCCAGCTCGTCCTGGTATCTCGCGTCCCCAACCTGGTCCCGCCAGATGCCGTAGTCGGTGTCGTACATGCCCCGCGCCGCGCTGAGCATCTGATAGAGGTTGTTGCCCTCCGCGTCATAGGCGGCCCGCTCCTGGGCGTACAGCTCCGGCACGATGTCCCCCAGCTTGGTCAGATAGTCGTTGTATGCCTGCTGCCCCACGTTCTGGGCGTAGGAGCTGCCGTAGCCTCCGGTGAGGCCCGCCGCCTGGCCCATGGTGTCCATCATGGCCTGCTGCCCCTGCTTCATGTAGTTGTCCTTGTACTGCTGATAAAGGGCGTTCTGGTTCAGGTTAAACTGGAACGGCGCACGATTCTGGATCTGCCCCATGAGCTGCTGGGCCTGCTGATACCAGGGGTTGTCCTGCGGTTTGAAGGTCGGCGCCGCCGTCGGGGTGTAGGCGGGAGCCGTCGTCCCGGTCGCGGACGGTGCTTTTCCCATCAGCGCGAGAAAACTGTCGTGCTTCGTTCCCGGTCCGACGTCCGCCGGGCCGGTCCCGCTCTTCACGGTGTTCTGGTATTCGTCCTTCTTCTTGGTTGCCATGTCTCTCCCTCCTTACCTGGGCTGCGTCGCGGCCTGGGCGTTGGCCTTCGCGTTGTCAATGTAGCGGTTCTGCATCCTGGGGTTCCCGTTGGCGTCGTTCTCGCTGATTTTAACAGGCTTCCCGGAGCCTCCGACCTGGGACGGGGATTGTCCGCCGCCCTGCGCCATCGGTGCTCCTGCGCCGCCCTGTGCGCTTTGGAGCATCATCATGAGCTGCTGGATCATCTGCATCATGCCGCCGTTCTGCTCCACGCGCTGGCGGACCTTCTCCTTGCCCCGGAAATCCATCATGTCAAGACAGGCGAGCGCCTGGTCGCAGGCCTCCGGGTTGAAGAATCCCAGCTGATAGAACTGAAGCGCCAGCTCGTTTTGACTCATTTTATTGTAGGCGCTCTGCTTCTGGGCGTTTACCTCGATGTCGAAGACAGGCTTGCGGATGTCAGCCACCTGGGTGCCCAGCACCGGATCAATCCCGGTACTGACGATCTGAAGGCGCCGGTTGTCATACTCCACGTACTGAGCAGCCCCGTCCGGCCCCAGGATCCGGAAGGACCTGGGCGCGTCGTAAAACTGCCGGATCAATTCGATCACACAGAGCACGATCTGTCGGTAGCAGTTGTAGGAGCTCTGGATCTGGTCGCGGCTGAGCTTGCCGGACTGCTCCTGCATGGCTGCAATCGCGGAGGCAGCGGTCACGCCGCTTGCCGTGCCGCCGTTGTTGACGTCGCGGTTGCCGGAGGTCTCCTTCATCTCCTGGACCTTTTGATCCAAAATGGTGATGTAGTTGCCCGTGAGCTGCTGCACCGGGACCGGCTGGATCGCGTTGTCGGAGAGCTGCCCGTTGAAATGCACGAAGGCTCTGCTCCAGTCGGCGTACTCCTCCTCGTTGACGGAGCCCTCCTGCCGGACCAGCCAGCGCGGAGTCGCAGCCGCGATACAGTTGGCGACGATCGCGTTGTTCATCAGGTCGATCTGCCGCTGGGAATCCTTGCAGATGTCGATGTAGCCGTAGCCGGTGGGCGTGCCCTCCTCCGGGAAGAGCGTGTCCACGAAAAACGGATACATCCCGTGGTCGTACAGGCCGCGCTCCGTGGTGTCCGCCTCGTTCTCCGTGGCGTACAGCACGTGCTCCCCAACGAATTTCACGTAGTGCAGCACGTCCCGGCCTCCGACCTTTCGCTTGTAATACCAGTCGATCACCGGGCTCTTGTCCGTGGTGTCCACGGTATCGTCGTATAGATATTCGTTTTTGGTGAAGGTCTTGCCGCCCAGCTCGTCCTTGAGCTCCGGATACTCCTCCTCCAGCAGCTCGTTGTCCACCAGCTCCACGTGGAAGATGTTCCGGCTTCGCTGCAGGTCGGTGACGCCCGGCTCCCAGTAGATCGCCAGCGGGTCCACCTTGCGCACGGCGATGTCCCCCAGCCCGTTCAGGGCGGAGGAATCCCAGTAGACGCCGTAGATCGCTACGCCCGCCTTGAGCTTCTTCCACCAGTTGTCGCTCCAGGTGACGTCAAAGTCGTTCTGCTGTAGGACCACGGGCACCACCTTGGAGAGGATCTGCGCCTCGGCCTCGTCGTCCCGCATCCTCGGCAGGCAGTTGGGCTCCGGCGTCGCGTCCATCGCGTCGGCGTGCTTGGAGAGGATGACGTTCACCAGCCAGGCGGATTTTGTCTTGAGCTGCGTGGTACCCTTCTCCGGGATGTGGTTCCAGTGCCGCATCTTCCACCATTCCTCATTCTCGATCACGCGCTTCTCAAAGTTGGCCTTGCCTGCCTTGTACCGCCGCAGGATCAGCATCGCCTCCCGGATCTGGTCCACGCCGATGGGCTGGATCCCCAGGGCCTCCGGCGAGGTCATCACGTCCACCCCCACGTCCGCCGGTGTCATCATCCCGGGCAATCCCGTAGGAGACGGCGCTGCAAATCCCGTAGGGGACGGGTTCCCCGTCCCGACAGGCACTCCGCCGGAACCAGCACCTTCTTCTTCCGGTCTGCGCCGGAATCTGTCGATAAATGCCATACATTTTCCCTCCTAAAACTGCAGCCACGTCCTGTGCTGCCCCTCCTCTGGCCTCTCGACGCGGCTCTTGTGCGTGTGATTGCGGTTGTACCAGTTGACGTACCGCTGCCAGATCTCGTTGAACAGCACGGCCTCGTTGTTGTAGCGCTCATAGTCCGCGTTGTACAGATCGATCCGCATGATGAGATACGCCACGTACATGTCGTCGTAGGGCGCCTCCACCATCAGCTCGGTCTCCTCCTCAGAATCCGCGTCCTGCTCTCCGTAGACCGGCATGGTGTCCGGCACGTGTCCGTCGTACTGGCTCACAACCTCCGTCCAGATCTGTCCGTCCAGCGCAGCCAGCCACTGCACCAACTGCGCCACGGTCACCTCGCTGGGCCGCATCTCCTGGGCCTTGCTCACAGCCTCATACACTGTCATGCTTTGGTCTCCCCTTTCCCGCTTTGTAGTATTCCTGCTTCAACCACCGGACGCTCACCGCCTCCGGATAAGCCTTTGCCAATGCCTCCAGCGCCCGGTAAAAATGCCAGGCCGCGCTGTTGGCCTCCTGCACGCCGTTGTGTCCGCCGTGGTACTGGTGATACCACCGCAGCTCCTCCACGCCGTTTCCGACGCGCCTGGTCTGCTGCAGCCCCGGGATGTAGTCCAGGTTCGCCGCGAAACCCTCCACCAGAGCCGTCACAGCGGCGCACACGAGGTCTTCGCCCTGCGGCCCATGCTCTGCGTGTCCCTCGGCCTTGACGCTGCCTGTGCCGTGCCAGGACGCGGGCCGAAATGTGATTCTTACCATATAAGCCTCCTATATCGCACTGCTGCCGAAGCCCGGCCTGTATCTCACCCGCTTGCCCTGATACTGATCCAGCGGATCGTACCCGATCACCGGCGGCTCCGTCCTCGGCACCGGCTTGATGGGCCTCGCCATGCACATATAGCGCCACTCGTCCGCCACGTGATCCTCCATGTCGGTGTCCAGATCCTCCGGGTTCAGCTCGTCGTACACCTGCAGCGGCACCGTCCTCAGAAACGCCTTGCACGTGTCGAACACGTACATCATCGGGATCCCGTTCTCGTCGAACTGCAGCCGGTAGTGGCACTGCATCCAGCCCGGAATCCGCTTGTGGTCGCCCGGGCCGAAGAACACCCGGTACCGCTCCGCCGTCTCCGCAATGCTCTCGCCGCCGCTCTCGTCCCAGATCGCCGGGTCCGCCACGCCCTCGATGTGCCGCCCCCGCAGCCAGCGGTGGGTGTCCTCGATCTCACGGATTTTCCTAAATACCTCGTCCGGCGTCATTTTCACGCCCTCGTTGGCGTTCTTCGTGCATCCGTAGTATTCCAGAATCCGGTAGATCCGCCCGTCGAAGTCCACGGCCCACCAGCCGCAGGAGAAGGGCCTGGAATAGCCCCAGTCGAAGGACCGGTACAGCGTCCAGCCTGCAGGCGGATCGAAGGGCTTGATGACGTGGGTCCACAGCCCACGGGCCGCAGCCTCCTCCGGGTCCACGCCTGCGGCGCTGCACTTGATGAGATCCGGCGTGGTGCGCAGATCCTCAAAGAATTGCCCTTCGAAGATGTCCCAGTCGCCCTCCAGCCAGGCACGGCGGAGCTTGTCCGGCAGGGCCTCCAACTGCTTCACGTAGTCCGGCTGCGATTCCATCAGCGCCTTGTTGTCTGTGACAAGAGACTGGATGAAGGAATACTCCTCCGGGATCTCGCCCTCCTCGTAGCGCTTGTCGATGAAGATTCTCTTGATGTACCCATGCCCCTGGCCTCCGGGGTTGCAGGTGTAGTAGATGCGCTTCGGGAAGTCATTGACGCCGCGCAGACAGGCGGAGATGGTCTTCATCTGATATTCTGAGAGCTGGGTCGCCTCGTCCAGGAAGATGATGTCGTACTCCACGCCCTGCAGCCGGTCCAGGTCCTGGTCCTTTGCGCAGTAGGCGAAGTTGATTTGGCTCCCGTTCCCGAACCGCAGCACCTTATCCTTATCGTTGTAGCGGGCGATGCCCAGCAGCTCTGTCCGCAGGATCTGGATGTGGTTGTTGATGAGCTCCGGATAGGTCCGCCGGACGATCAGAATCCGGATGCCCGGATACCGCAGGGCCAGCAGCTTCGCCTTGGTCCGCACGGCCCAGCTCTTCCCGCCGCCTCTGGCCCCGCCGAAGCCCACATGCTTCGTCTGCGCCTTCAGCATCATCTCCTGCTTCCGGTTCGGTCTCCCGATATACAGATCAATCATTGCTCCCCGCGTCCTTCCGCGCCAGCTCCTCCTGCAGCAGCCGCAGCTCCTCAATCAGCCGGAACAGCTCTTCCCAGAGCCGCTCCAGATCACGCCTGGTGTCGCCGGTCAGCGGTGCCGGATAATCAAACGCCATAATCAATGTCCTCCTTCCGACCGCTCCATGCGGTAGCTGATGGAAAGAATCGTGCAGTCTCCGTTGCCGGAGATCCGGAACCGGAAATGGTCGCACCGCCTGGGATAGATGTTGAGCTCCGTAGTCCGAAGCGCCGCCGTGCCGATCTCGCCCTTGTCCAGCCAATCGCCGCTGTCCTCGTATAGAATCGCAGCCCGCGCCGTCGCCCGTCTCCCGAGCTCCAGCCGGATTCGGACGCAGGAGATGTACCGATGCTCCGGCAGCTCATATCCGATCACACCGGACTCCGCATACCAGGCGCCGCCGAGACTCCGGTGCCCGCCGTGCTGCCACAGCATCCCCTCCCGGATGTAGTAGGCGTTGTCCTCAAAGGTCACGGCCCTGCCGTCGAACGCCTCATCCATCAGATGCCAGATGCCGGTCGGGATGTCGTACTCCGCCAGCAGTCTGTCACTGCCGTCTGCGGGGTCCATGGAAATGATGTAGCGCCTGCCGTGCCGTGCCGCGCTGCCGTTGCGGTAACGCAGCTCTCCGAACGCCGCCGAGATCCGCTGCGGCAGGGTGCCGGTGTAGACGCAGATGCCCTGCCGGGACTTGTAGTACAGCTTGTCCTCGATGACCACCAGGCTGTTGGCGCTGCCATCCTCCACGCCCTCCAGGTCGAAGGTCTGGATCTGATGGGCCCCGCTGCTGCTGGGATAGACTTTCTCCAAAGATTCCTCCCGGAAGAACAGCGGATGCCCGTCCAGCACAGCCGCGCCGGTGAAGGGTGCGTCCACGCCCCTGGAGGCCGTCCAGGAATCCGTGGACAAGCCCATGTAGCAGCTCCAGTTGCGGGGATCGCCCAATTTAGATGCGTAGATCTCGTTCAGAATCTCGCCGTCCTCATTCTTGCCGTAATAGCACCCCCACAGCCGATTTCCGCACTCCACGACAAAATCCATCTGCGGCATCTGCCGGGCCACGATCAGCGCTTCATTGCTCACCGCGCCGATTTTTGCGCCTCGATCCAGGATTCCCTGGATGACCAGATACGGCTGATGACTGTTGGCATCCTCTCCGATCTTATAGATCACCTGGGAGCTGTTGAGGATGTACAGCAGCTCATCCTCCAGTCTGGTGTTGAAGATGGTTTCGCCGTCCTCGTCGTAATAGTCGGTGTTCCCGGCGTCCAGCGTGAATCTGACTGCGTCCCACTGCCGCAGGACGTCATTGCACCATAGCTGCGCGGCCTCCAGGTCCTGGATCTCAATGCGCACATAGGTCGCCTGCATCGCCTGCCAGCTTGACAGCGCCGAAGACCACTGCCGCATCACTGTTCGGTCTCCGCTTGTGTCCGCCCAGATCAGCGTGTGGTCGCTTGGCGGATCTACACCGGCCTGCGGCTGCAGGATCGTACCGTCCAGGGTGCAGGGCTTGAAGTTTAACCAACCTCCCCTGCTCAGATGCTGCACCGAGCTGATGCTCTCCGGCTGCACATCCTGTCCGTCCGCCAGAGCCGCCACGTTGACCATCACGCCGTCCGGCAGGATGAGCACGTAGGCCCCCATCCGCACCATATACGTGGCATCCTGGTCATAGCTGGTATGCTGGCTGCAGTTGATCTCGATGTAATCCCCGGCGTCCACCTGTGCGATTGACGCGACCGTGATCCCTAAGTCGTACAGATCCCACTGGTAGGAGTAGTGATCCGTCGGCACATATCGGTAGGTGGATCGGATCCCTGTCGGGAACGTGGCGTCGTTGTAATACCACTGCATATTCTCCGGGTTGTCGCCTGTTCCTGTGCAGTAGATCCGCAGCGGCTCCGTCCGTGTCACCAGACCACCCAATGCCGTTGAATCCGTCGTGGACCCGGACTCCGGCGAGATCCGCAGCGGCGGGTTTTCTTCATCCACATGTGTGATGCTCCACGAGTACACAACGCCCTCCGTGCCGATGGTCTGGACGCTGTGCCCGTTGCAATAGAGCCGCCCCAACCGATCCAGCAGGACGATGTGGTCGCCGCCTGCAGCCGCGACAATCTCCACGCCGGACAGCTCGTTGCCGTCCACGTTGTAGGCCACGGCAGGCATCCTCGCCGCCTGCAGCGCCGGATATCCGTCCGCGCTCAGGTTGCGCTCGTCGTACCACTGCCCCAGCGGGGCCTCCAGGTTGTGGTTCAGCCCGCCGAACTTCGTCACCGTGTGCGTGCTCCTGGGCCTAACCATCAATTTCGGATATAACATAATTTCCCTCCTTATAGCCTTCCACAAAGCCTTCCCCTTGAGGGGAAGGTGGCCCGCAGGGCCGGATGAGGTGGTCTCCCGTCATCATACGGCCCACTCCTCTGCCTCGTCCTCGATCACCACGCGGATGCCCTGCTGCTCCTCGTCTCGCCTCTCATAAAGCCCCAGCATCTTCGCCAGCATGTCCAAAGCCTTCAACCTGTCCTGGTCCTTGGCCTCCTCCTTCTGGGCGATCTGGGCGATCTGCTGCCGCACCCACTCCGCCGTGATCCCGGAGGATTTCTCCCGTGCCTCCGTCAATTCCCGGATTGCTTCTTTTATATTAACCTTTGTTAAGTTCTGCGCCCCAATTACCCTGGCGTTCTTCTCCGCGTACCCGGCGGCGATGGCGGCCTGCGTCGCGTTCCCGCCGTTGTCGATGTACTCCCGCACAAATCTCGCCTGCTTCGGTTTCAATTTCGGCAGCATCCCGCCACCTCCTCTCTCATGTAGGGGACGTGCACTAGCTTCGCGTCGCCGTCCCGCCTGTAGCGGCGCACACCGGTGCGCCATGCCTTACAAAAACCATACCACGCCGCCCTTCTCCCATCGTCATGTAACAGGACAAAAAAAGCCCCCTGCCGACAGGCAGAGGGCTTTCCCTATTATTAGATCCCGATGATCCTCTCAATCAGCTTGTATATCGGGCAGCTCATGTAACGGACCGCGCAATGTCGCCGGAAATGCTCGTCGCACCTTGCCTCCGTTGCGAACCGGTATCGGATGGTCTCCTCCTCGTTGACGGAGCAGGTGACGGAGACGTCGTAGCTCTTTCGGTAGAACGGGCATCGCGCCCGTTCCGCCCGCCATACCGTGTTTGCCATCAGTCCCTCCGTCCCTCCCAGCGCAGCTTGTTGGCCTCGGAGATCGCCCGCTGGGTGTCTGAAACGCCCTGCACCAGCACGCCCATGCTGCGCTCCTCGATGCGGCACAGGTGCTCCAGCGCGTCCATCAGATCCACGTCCGGCATCAGCCTGCACCGTCCCTCCTCGTCTCTGCACGTGTACCTGGTCCGCTCCACCGCCTCCGGCGGCAGGAATATGCTCTTACGTTGCTCATACGTTGCCATATGTACCTCCAGTCTTTCCGGTCAGAATAAAAATCACGTCCGCGCCCTCCGCATGGAGCTTTGCTAATTGAGTACAATTCGGATTGCTTGCCCCTTCCAGCCAACCGTACAAAGTTGATCGCGGTATCCACATCCGTCTGCATAATGCGCATATGCTCATTCCTTTCAGCTCTGCCAGCCGTACCACCTCCGCATAGGCCCGTCCACTCGCAACGTACAGGTCACCATTCGCTCTCTGTTTTCCGGCCATTTCTATCTCCCGCGCCTCCCTCAAAAGCCTTCCCCTTGAGGGGAAGGTGCCCGAAGGGCGGATGAGGTGGTCCCCCGTCTACGCTCCATGTCTCCTTCTCCCGCGATCCTGCGCTCCAACCGTTCCAGCTTATTCTCGATCCATTCGTCCACGGCCCTTCCTCCGTAGATGATCCGCAGCTGCTCCGCCATGATGATCACGTCGGCGAGCTCCTCTCGGATCGCGTCCATCCTGGCCCGCCCGTCCAGATCGTGCATGATCTCGGTGCCCAATTCCAAGAGCTCCTCGACGGCCTTCTCTTTCTGGTGGTTTACCCCAAAGTGATCAATCGCCCGCAGGCAGATCTTCCTCTGTCCATCTGTCATTCGGTTCCCTCCTCTCACCGAAGGAGCAGTAGTCCTCCCAATTTTTAGGCCAGTCAATCGGACAGTCACGGTCTCCGGCGTGTATGCAGTCCTTGCACATCACGACCTCCACCCAATCGTGGTCTGTAACATTTTCCAACTGAACTTCAATATTATGATCTTCCGTGTATTTGATTTTCGTCTGGAAATGCAAGAACTTCGGCAACAGACCCTCAGCTTTCGCCATCTGCGTCCACCTCCCTCATATCCGCTCCGCAGTTGGGGCAGTCATCGAACTTCATGAAGCACATCCAATGCGTGTTCATCTTCTTGCCGCTTCTATGACCGAACAGAGGTTCTTGCCCAATCACATTGAGGATCTCGCGTGTGCTGACGGAAACATCCGACCATTTGAACACAAGCACGCCGTCAGGCTTCAACACGCGCATACATTCCTCAAAGCCCTTGCGGATCATCGGTTTCCAATCGCCGTCTAAAGAGCCGTAGGATTTTCTCATCCACGCGCCAGCTCCTAAGTTTTCTATGTGCGGAGGGTCGAACACGACCAGCGAAAACGAACAGTTTTTGAACGGAAGATCTGTGAAGTCACACAGCACATCGGGATTGATGACGAGGTGGCGGTGCTTCTGCTTGCCGTCTGCTCTCAAAACCTTGCCGAAGTCACCTTCCCATTCTTCGCACCGCTTGTCACAATAAATCGTGTGCGGTTCGTTCTTCTGAAACCAGATTGTTCGGTCACCGCAAGTCACATCAAGGATTTTCTTTTCGTTTCGCACCACAGGCCGCACATCTGCGACAGGCAATTCCTCTATCCTCTGGTACTCTGCTATTTCATCAGCAGAATGCTCATGACCGTAGCGGTCAATCCAATCGGTAAAACAGGCGAGGGCCGCTTCTTTTGAGATATATTCCGTATCAGCCATCCTCACTCACCTCCCTCATATCCGCTCCGCAGTTGGGGCAGAAGTTCTCTGTTGGCGTTTCCTCGATATGATTTCTTGTCGCCCAATCTCCACGGAGCCGTTTGTCACACTCTGAGCATACCCACTCGACAAATCTACCACCACCATAAGGGTCAAAATCTTCGTGCTTTTCCCACTTTCCCCTCACCACAGGCCGCACATCTGCGGCGTGGATCTCCTGCAACGCTCGGACGGCGGCACATTCCTCTGCCCCATCCTGTGGAATTTTGAATCCGCATTCATCTGGAGAGCATCCGCAATAAACATTGCAGAATCGTTCAATTGTCGCCTCCCGGCTGATGAATTCAGTTGCCATTGTCAGCCCTCCTCACATTTCCGCAACTGTCTATTTTGTATTCCGATGTGGTGATGGTGGCGTTCGTTGTTGTTGTACGATTCTGGTCGCAATAAGCGCAGTTCTCATCGCAGAACACCCATCTGCCCCCGCAAAGCACGAAACGCTTGTCTGAGAGCATTTCATCCATCCTAGCCGCCTCCTTCCGTATGATTCGTCCAGTATGTTTCGTTGTCGCTTGTTGATGTTGTTGCCGTCGTTCTGTATGTATTGCTTTGATACTTCGGATTGATGCAAGCTGTGGTCTTGCAATACCCAATTTCATTCCTGTTTGGACAATCCCAATAGGGGCAGTTTCCGTAAAGCAACTATTCGCCGCCCCCTTCCGCTGGTACGATGGGTGGCATCTCTTCGATCCGATCCTCATACCACCAATCACTATCGCTCATGCTACGATCATCGATTTCTTTTATCAGCGCATCCCGGTCAATCAAATCCCCATGCCCTTCCGGGAGGGGGAGGAGGGGACACCAGTCTGGGCGTGTGTCGTACTGGCTAATTTCCTCATACGACTTGTCTTTCATGATTTCTGTTGCACAGTCCTTAAAGCGGCATCTCCATGCCCTTGATGATAACACTCATTTCAACCGCACCTCCACGTGGTTCTCGTGCAGCACCTCGTCCACGAACCCCCACGAGATCCGCCCCTCGTTGATCCGCTGTGCCAGCCAGGACAGCTCATCCGACAGCTGTCGGACGTCCTCCACCGGCGCCTGGTGCTTGTCCAGCAGGATGTACAGGGTGCATTTGATGGCCTGCCGGATCCCGATCTCAATGCCCTCTATGTAGGCCCTCTTCACGTCCGCCCCGGTGCAGGGGATCTTTCTCGGATTCACCTTCTTCGGCATTCCTACACCTCCTTGATCCGGATCCCGTAGATCCACAACATCATTTTCCGCTTCAGGATATATTCCGGGGTCCTGGTCGCCGGGCTCTTGACGTCCTCTACCACCGTCTCACCATTCTCGTCCACATAGACATAATCCGCGATGTAAGACGCCGCCCGTTCCACGCACCACATGCCGCGCTTCTTCCGAGACCATTGACTGATCGGGTCCTCCTGCGTCGATGCCATAACCGTGCCGTCCGCCGCCTCGTACATCGTCGGGATCAGCTCGTACTTCACCTGCTCCCGCAGGTCCCGGATCTTCCCGGCCCTCTCCAGGAGGCGGAGCTCGTCTCCCCGCCGTGCCTCTTTCTTGCTGTCGTACCCCCGTGTCTTGATCGCGCCGTATTTATTCATACTGCACCTCCCCGAAGATCTCTCGCCGCAGATCCGGCGTGATCCGCAGCACCGTGCACATCCGGTCGATCTGGCGCTGGGTGCATTCCTCCACCCCGCAGAGCATCTCCCAGACCCGACCGCATGGGATTCCGCAGAGGTAGGCCAGCTTCTCCGGGCGGCATCCCTCCTGATGGATGACGGTCGAAAGCAAAACGCCGTTAAGCATCGTCCTCCCCCTCTCTCATAATCCGGTCCACAGCCGCCCGCATCGCCGGAGACATCGGAGCCCCGTGGTGCTGGATGTCCGCAGCCATGGCCCTGGCCTTCCTTGTTGCGCCGGATTCAGCCCCCTTCAAGGGGAACAGCCCCTGCCACGAATTCGCAACGGATTGATCCAGTACCGCGATCCAATCCTCTCGCCGGAAGTCCTTCTGCAGTTTCCCGCAGATCAGCTCCGCAGCCCTGGCCGTCAAAGGCTTCTTGATCGCCTTCCGCATCTGGGCATAATCCGCCAAGGCCACAGCCAAATCATGATCTTCTCCCGCAAATGCTCCAAACACACTCAGCGCGTCTCGCGCGCGCGTCGGATTCGGATTCGGATTCGGATTGGATTCGGATTGGATTGGATTGGATTGGATTACGGGGACATTTGCAATCATTTGATTGCAAATGATATCATTTGATTGCAACTGCTCACAATCTGCATCCTCCGGCGAAGGAAACTTGCTGACCTTGTTCCGCACCTGCTGGTGTTTGTCCCACGTCTTCATCTGCAAGAAGGGCTTTCCCCCTACGGTGTAGGTTATCACCAGTTCTGCAGAGGTCAACGCACGGAGGGCATCCTCTATCTGGGCGGCACGAATATCCTTCAAGGGGAAGAGCTTGGATGCCAGCAGCTTTGGTCTTGCATCCGCTCTCCCAAAGTCATCACAGTTTACGATCAGCCGGTAGAACACTGTTTCCTGGAAGGCGCTCAGCTTGTCGATCTCCTCCGACGTGCAGATGCTTTCCTTCAGAATCCTGTTCGGCACAATCTATCTCTCCTCTCCGCATCTGCGCTCCCAGAGGCGGAGAACTTCTTCATATTCGAATTGGCTATAGAAGTCGTCGTCTTGGGGATTTCCATATACGCGCTTAGCTTTTGTGCTTGCGCCGCATGTCTGGCATTGAACAAATCCAAAAATATAGCCGTAGGAGCTATACTTATACATCAGGATCGGTTCTCCGCCGCAAAACGGGCAGTTTTTTGCTTTCGAGAATTCCAAGGTGTCCTCCCCCCTCTCAGAAGGGGAGGTCCCCGTCGTCGTCAGTCAGCTCCGCGAAGCCCCCCGCAAAGCCTTCCCCTTGAGGGGAAGGTGGCGCGTAAGCGCCGGATGAGGTGGCGTCCCGGCCACCGTCCTGCCTGCTCCCGCAGAAGTCTGTCCGTTCCACGACGATCTCCCAGGCCTTGCGCTTGTTGCCCTGCTTGTCCGTCCAATCCCGACTCTGCAGCCTGCCGGTGAGCAGGATCTCGGAGCCCTTACGGTAGTGGTTGGCAATGTGTTCGGCGCCCTTGCGCCATGCAACGCAGTCGACGAAGTCGGTCTCCCGCTTGCCGTCCTCGGCCTTGTAGTCCCGGTCTACCGCCACCGTGAAGGACGCCACCGGCGTCCCTCCCTGCGTCATGCGGAGCTCAGGTTCCTTCGTGAGTCTTCCGTGAATGACGATGATGTTAAGCATATCAGTTACCTCCCTGGCCCTGCTGGGCCTTCCAGTCTCTCCACGCCTGCAGGCATTCCGGACACAAGATCCGCTTGCTCTCGGCGTAACTCACGTTTGCGGCGGACTCATCGATCTCTGCCCCGCACCTGCGGCACTTATACGTCGTCGGCGCCGGCGCCTCCGTAGGGGACGGCGACGCGGAGCTAGTGCCCGTCCCGCCTCGTCCGCTCTCAGCCGCCGTGTACTTAGTTTTATCCTTGGAGTAGTAGATGTCCGCCCCGATGCCCAGCGCTTTGCAGGCGACGCTCAGAGCGTCCGTGAGGGCCATCTTGTAGCCCTCGTCGGAGGCCCGGCCTTTTGCCAGCAGGACGTTGCCGCCGGTCCCGAAGATCGGCCTGCTCCACTCGCCGGAATCCGGGTCCTTGATGTAGAGGTGCAGGTCCACGATCGCCATCGTGGTATCGCCCACGACCTCGGAGCGCTCGCTCAGGACCTCGTAGTACCAGCCCAGACCGGCAGGCCCGAAGAGCTCCGTGAGTTTCTTGATTCGCCACATCGGATTGATGTCCGTGCCGGAGAAGCGTCCGTTGTTGAACTGCTTCGTGGCCTCCTGGGGGACCGTCCGTCCCGCCTCGTAGAATCTCAGATTCTCAGCCATATCCCCACCCCCTTACCGGATCTGCGCGCTGGGCTTGCCGGCCTCGATGTGTACGCCGTCGATCACGTAGCCCTCGTCGATGAGCTTCTTGATGCCGGCCTTGGAATACTGCGGGGCCGGATCCTTCCGGTCGAGCAGGTCGCTCACGTGGCGGAACTCGCCCTTCTGCTCTTCGCTCATGTCCGCCCACGCGACATCTCGGATGATGTCGCGGACAAACCAGCCCTGTACCGCCCAGGGATCGTCGATGACAGCGGTGGGCTTCGGCTTGATGGGCGAAACGGACACCATCGACGTCTTCAGCTTCTCATCTCCCAGGGCGAAGCCAAGCCACTCCCGGATCCGCTTTGCCTTGTTCTTCGCTGCCTTCTGCCGTGCCGTCAGACGGTCGGCCTCTGCCTCGATCGCCTTGGCCTCGGCCTCCAGGTTCCGCACCATGAGGGCAGCGCCCTCCAGTTTCCTGGTCCGTTCCTCCTGCAGCGCCTCCAGCGCCTCGGTATCGAGGATGACCTCCCCGGTCTCCTCGTCGATGGTCATGGCCTCAAAAATGGCCGCGATCTGCTGATCAATCTCATACAGTTTCATTTTTGTAAAAACCTCCTTGAAATGTGTTTGATGTTGTGGTATCATGGAGGCAGGCTGTAGGGCCGTGAATCTCACGGCCTCTTCCTCATCAGCCTACCTTGTTCTTTCTCCCGCCGCTTCCGATGCGCCAACATCGGAGGCGGCATTTTCTATTGCTTCGCAAACGATGTCAGCCAGCGTCCTGTGCTCCACGTTGGACTTCCGAAAGCGCTCGTTGTGCTCCGGGTTCATCCAGTGCAGGGCCTTGTACTTCTTGGCCGCGTCGTTCTCCATCGCCTGACGAAGAATATTCCTGATCAATTCTCCAACACACGAGTCCGTCAGATAGGCTTCCTTCTCCACCCATGCCCGGAGCTCATCATCCAGCCACACCGTGGTCTTCCGCCCGTTCTTCCGGTTCTCGTCCCTGTAGGGACAAGCATTGCTTGTCCGCTCCGCCGTTCCCTCCTGCGTCGATTTTAACAGCTCCTGCGCGGCCTTCCTGGCCTCCCGGGTAAACTGTACTCCCGAATCCTCCGGCCTCTCAGCAAGGCTCACAGCGGCCTTGGAGCAGGCCCCGAAGCCGGCCCCTTTCAGCAGCTCCGCGAAGGCCCCCTGCGTCATGTCACGTGGTCTGATCTGTTTCATCGTTCTCCTCCCAGCAATACTGGCACATCCCTTCGTGTTCCTCGTAGGTCTCGGCGCTGTAGATCTCGTTCCCGCAGCGCCGGCAGAACCAGCACCGCACCAGCTCCGGATCGTAGCGGTTCTGCTGCCTCTGCAGCTCCATGCTCTCCCAATCCATCAGTCTTCCCCTCTCTTCGTAGGGGACAGGTCCCCTGTCCCGATCTCGCCTCCCAGCTCGCGGATCTTCTGGTTCAGCACGCGGACCAATTGGTTCAGCACCCAGATCGTTCTGTCCTTGCTCTGGATCGTCCGGATCGCCTGATCCAGCTTCTGATCCTTCCGGCGCAGGGCGTCCTGCTGGGCCTTGTACCCGTCGCGAAAGGCCCTGAGCAGCACGTAGAGCTCGTTCACGCCGTCCTGGGCGTAGCCGCAGCAGTCGATAAGCTCCTCCTGGCTGATGTCCTCCCCCTTCCGGATCAATTCGACGATATCCCGGAAATCCTCCTGATTCTTGGTCATCTGTAAACAACCTCCTCTCCGTAGGGGACGTGCACTAGCTTCGCGTCGCCGTCCCGCTCCTCATCAAATGCCTCCCGCTTCGCGGCCTTCCACCAGCGCCGCTCCCGGATCGCCCAGCGCACGCACCAGCCGATCCCGATGATCCCACAGGGAATCCAGAGCACCGCCGTCACCACGGCAATCGCCTTCGCGACATCCATCAAAAGCTCGTTCATTGTTTACCGTCCTTTCTGTACCCTATACTCTTCAAACGTCTTTACACGCCCAAAGATAATTTTATTGTTGCACCATCTCTGCATATCGAGTAAAAGTTTTGGTGCGTGTGGTTTGTCATAGACCATTAGGTACGGGTCGAATTTCATGTCCCGTAGGGTCTTAATTCTCCATTCGGCCCGCCGGATATGCTCTTCCACGGAGCAATCGTCGTAGTTGGTGAGAATGTAGACGGTTCCGTATCTGCCTTTTGGTTTGTGCTTCGTGCGGCTCTTGTAATACTCAAACCGTTTTGTGAGATCCAAATCTGTGCGGTCCCATGCAAAATGGATCTTCTGCAACCGCATTGCGTTCAGGTCCTCGATGTCCTCATCGTTGATCAGCCGGATGTCCAGACCCTGGTTAAACTCCAACACGGTTCCCGTTTCGCGATATTGCCGGAAAAGGTCTCGTTTCTCTCTGCAAGCTGTGATATTCGGGTCCATAACCTGGATCACATTTTTCCCAATGTCCGGTCGCCAGAAATCGCTGACGTTCGCCACTTTCACGGAGCATCGGCCCTCCTTCTGGGTGACGTGACAGAATCCGCAATTATTTGGGCATCCGCGAGACGTGAAAGAGATTGCAAAATCATATTGAGGGTAGATGCTGTAATCAGGAAAGCAGCGCTCAATCTCTGGGGGCAGCGAATGGTTTTTGCTCTCGTCGAAGTGTTCCTTCCCGTCAGGCCCAAGGGAAATGCAGTATCCGGTTCCGCCCTTGCGGATGTCCTCCGCATTGGTAACTGACGCCCAGTCGAAATCAGGCGTATAGTCGTCGGAGAAGACCTTGCTCGCATATACGATGTCGTACCAGGGTTGAATCATCACCCCTTGATACCATTCAACGTGGTCACCCTGGGCTTTATGGTAGGCAGAGATCCGCATAAGTGCGAGATTCGGGAAGTTGTGACCGTCAACGTCAATGAGTCCGATGATCATTTGTAGGCCAGAAGCGCTCTCGCGTCTTCCGCCTCGATGTCCAGGATCCGGTTCATCTGCCGCATCTGGTCCAGCGACATCCGCCCCGGCTCCTTGATGTACCGTCTTACCGTCGGGATCGTCAGCCCCATCCGCCCGGCGAGCTCCGCCAGGCCGTAGTCCATCACGAACATCCGCCCAACCACAGCGCCCCGGTAGCGCTCCCATGGATCGTAGGCCTTTTTAAGTTTTGGCATCAGTCGTCCTCCTTCCACAAGACTTTCATTCGATGACTGTTCCACCGGCTTACCGCCCAGGCTTCGTTCCGCCCCGAAAAATCATCCGTGCAAAAGCGATACCATTGACAAGAGGGATTGTTGCAGGTGCAGTACATCCTTCCGAAGAAAACAGGATCCTTGACGATGGCGGGATGGCCTCCGCATCGCGGGCAGGGCTTTGCGTCCTTGATTCCCATATCTGCCCCTCCTCAGTACATCGGCAGCACGTCGCTGAGGTACTGCCCCGATTTCAGATTGATGACGGGGACCTTTCGCCCGTCATTCGTGACAAGCCGGTAGATTTTCTCGATGTAGCCAAGCCAGTTATTGTACATGCTGTAGATGAATTCCGGATCGGATCCGCGCTTCAGATAGCGGATCATGTACTCGTTTCTGAGTGTTGCCTCCGGAACGACCACAATGACCGGAAGCTCCCGATTGTTGAGCAGGCTCAGCACCACATCTTCATGCGTGGACGTCAAAATGATTTCATTGTGATCGTTCAGGTAGGCCTGTTCGATGGCATCAAGGTAATTGGTCGGCCAGTCCGGATTCGGCGTAAATTCACGGCTCTCCGGATCAAACTTGTAGTGGAAGCCGGAGCTCTCCATGTCCAGGATATTGCGGTTTTTCGCTGCGGTGGTCTTCCCGACTCCGGGGAATCCGCAGATGATAAAGTTTCCGTTGCTCATTTTTGCTCCTTTCTTCAGGCGGAAGCCTTGATGCCTTCGATCACACAGTCACGGAGCGCCATCATCACAGCGTCCTTGGCTTCCTTCCCGAAAGCAGTTTCCAGAAAATAGATCATGGTCTCGATGTTGACGCCGTCGGTGTTGATGCCGGCCTCCTCATAGGCGTCGACCACGATGCGCGCGATCTGCTTGGCTTTTTCGTAGTGATTCATTTCAATCTCCTTTCGTAGCGGCAATCAGGGATCGTACTGCTTCTTAAGTTTCGGCATACCCAGCCTCCGGCGTGAACGCCCATCCCATGTCATGGAGCCGCTTGCCGAACCGCGCCTGATTCTTGAGCTCCTGCAAATACGCCAGCCGCCTGTCGCGGATCTGCTCGTACTGCCGGGCCAGCCGCACCTCCGGGCTGCGCTCCAGATCGCGGATTTGATCCTCGATATTCATCAAGTCCTTCATCCGCATCTCCTCAAACGTCTCGTCCATTGTGCTTTCTCCTTTCGTCGTAGGGGACGGGTCCTCCGTCCCGACATTATTTATTCCTGCAGTACTGTTCCAGAATTTGAGCGCCGTTCTCCAGGACAATGCCGGCATCAACGAGAGCGTGGATGTAGCCTTCGATTTCAGCCACGTGCTCATACCACTCAAATCCTTCGGTCTCCATAACTGCGGAATCTGCGCGATACCGTTCCAGCCGATCCCGGACTGCTTTTGGCAGTCGCTTGATCAAATCTTGTGTGTCAATGCACTCGATCTCGTTTTCAATGTTCTCGTTGAAAAGGATCTGCAGGTTTGCGTTCTGCCTCTCCGAACCGGTCGAACACCGCTTGTACGCGCCTTCGACCTGAGCATCTCGATTCTTGTATTCGACAATTCTTATCTTGATTGCGTCAACCCGCTTCAAACCAATGATTTTTTCTGCGAGGCTTTCCGTACCGAAGCACGGTACATATATAGGCCTGACCAGGGCTTTCGTCGCGTAGTATTTGATGATGTGTGTCATCTCGTTCATGGTCCCTCTCCTTTCGTCGTAGGGGACGGCGACGCGAAGCTAGTGCACGTCCCGCATGTCCACTTAATTCCCCATGGCATCTGCTACCATGGCCTTGTCCTCCGAGGACGGTTCCCCCGGCCCGATCAGCTCGTCCAGCGTCACGCCGAAGTAGTCCGCAACCGCCTTCACGTTGGCCAGCGTCGGGGATCTGGTCTCCCAGCGTGCGATCACACCGTTTCCGATGCCCAACGCCAGCTCCAGTTGCTTGAGATTCGTACCGTGCTCCCGGCAGAGAGCCCGGATCCGATCCACGTTCATCCGATCAATCCTCCTTCCCGTATTCCGGCGGGTAATGCCCGCCATTTTTCCTTGACTTTCAGTCGCTTATATGCTATTATTGTTTTGGTGAAACGCATATTGACGAACGGAAGTCCGCATTTCTTGGGGGCTCGGTTTGGTTTTGCCCTCTGGAATGTATTATAGTCGTCATATGACGATTTGTCAATAGGCAAATGACGATTTTCGGAAAAATTTTTGGGGAGGTCAGGACGTATGATATCACTGGACGATCTGCGCGAGCTTTGCCGCGAAAAAGGAACAAACATCAAGCAGATGGAGAAGGACCTTGGCATGGGGAACGGAGTCATTTCCCGGTGGTATAAGCGCGGCACCAGCCCATCCTATGCCAGACTTTCCCAGATTGCGGAATACCTGGAAGTCCCCATTGAGACGATCACCGGCGAAGGCCGCGAGGCTCCGGAGGATCCCGAGCTGGACGAATACCTGGAGGAGCTGCGCTCCCGCAGCGAGATGCGAATGCTGTTCAAGCTGGCGAAAGGCGCAACCAAGGAGGACGTGGAGCAGGCCGTCCGCATCATCGAGGCCATCCGCAACAAGCCGTAGGGGACGGCGACGCAAAGCTAGTGCCCGTCCCTCCGTAGGGGCCGATGCCAACATCGGCCCTATATGCGCCCGCACGCCGCATGGGACGAACGTCCCGGAAAGGAGCATCCGAGTTGTATGATTTCGACGTCTTCATCCGCGTGATCCCTCTGCCCATGGGCTCCGAGGCCCTGGTCCTCCCCAACGAGGACGACACCTACGACGTCTACGTGAACGCCAATCTCTGCCGGGCCAAACAGCGCGAGGCCCTGGACCACGAGCTCAAGCACATCAAAAAAGGCCACCTCTGGTCCGTCCTGCCGATCAAGCAAATCGAAGCAGAAGCGAATGAGTGACCTTTTCTCTTTACTCTCTTTAACATTTGTTCTTATACTTGTTCTTATACTTGTTCTTATTCTTGCTTGCGGTTTGCTTACTCCTTCCTTGCTTGTTGTTTGCTTGCAGTTTGCTTGCAGTTTGCTTCGGAGGTGCTTATGGATACTATATCAGTGCTGGCTCTTCTTGCCCTTCCTCTGATTCCGCTCGTCATTATCGTGGTCGGAGGCATTGTTATGGACATTCTTGGACTCCCAATATTGTTGTGGAATTGGATCGCACAAAAGCTGAAACGGAAATAAGATTTTTCGCACGCCGTGCGTTATCGTGCAGAATCGTTCGAAAAATGCACGATAATCAAAAGATAATCAAAAGATAAAAATCAGCAGTATTATCGCGTTTTTTGCGTTAATTCTGCAAATTCAACGAGAATATTGCAATAACCGTGCAATAACCTTGAAAGGAGGGCAATATTTTGCATACCATTCTTCGCATTTTCTTGCTTCTTCTTGCCTCTATCCTTATGGTAACCGGATTTGAAACGAAAAACCCAAGTTTCGTCGATACATTAACGGGTATTGTGGGCATAGCCCTTGCCGTATGGGTTCTGTTTTTTGCCAGGAAGAAAGAGGAATAGATATGAAAACCCCCAAGCCCCGCCGCCTGCCCTCCGGCTCCTGGTTCGTCCAGCTCCGCCTGGGTGGTCAGAGCATCAGCGTCACGGAGCAGACCGAGAAGGCTTGCATCAAGAAGGCCCAGCTCATCAAGGCCGAGCACCTGGCCGGGAAGAGGGAGCAGAGGATCATCGACGCCAACGTCACGCTTGCACGTGCAATCGAGATCTACTGCGACGACCGGAGCAACGGTCTGAGTCCCTCAACAATTCGAAAATACTACAACATCAAGAACAACCATTTCCGGGATCTCATGAGCCAGCGCCTGGACCGGATCACAGACCGGCAATGGCAGCGTGCTGTGAACGAAATGCTGGCCTCCTACGCGCCGAAGACCGTCAAGGTATCCGTGGGCATGGTGAAGACCGTTGTCACCGCAAACGATGTTAAATTCCCTGCTGTGACCATTGGCAAGGCATCCGCACAGAAGGCGAAGGAGATGGACAAGGTCAGCTTTTTGGAGCCGGAGCAGATCCCGGCCTTTGTCGCCGCCTCGAAGGAGAGTCCGTATTGCATACCTCTGCTGCTGGCGTTATCCTCCCTTCGGATCGCGGAAATAGACGGCCTTGACTGGAAGGATGTCACAAAGGACGTTGTAAAGGTCCGCCGGGTTCGCATCAAGGACAAGGACGGCAATTGGATTCTCAAGGACGGCGCCAAGAACGAGACATCTGTCCGGGACGTCCCCGTTCTGATTCCGGAGCTCAAGAAGGCGCTCGATGCGGCCCGCCAGCCGGAAGGGAAGGTGATGACCTGCAGCCAGGAGGGCTTGCGCAAAGGATTGCGCCGGATCTGCGAGTCCGCCGGTCTCCCGAGTCCGGGCGTCCACGGCCTGCGCCACACATTCGCCAGCCTCTCCGCCCACCTGGGAATTCCGGAAATCGTAAGTCAGGAAATCGGCGGCTGGGCAAATGACAAAATCATGAAAGAGATATACACCCACGTCGCCCGCTCCGACGTCTCCGCCTCTCTCGAAAAGCTCAAATCCTTTTATGCTAACAAAATTGCTAACAACGAGTAAAAGTCCTTGATTTTCATGGGCTTTTACCTTTCGTTCTGATTGTTCGAATCCCTCCCACTCCGCCAAACAGAAAACCCAGGAAACATCACGTTTTCCTGGGTTTTCCTTGTTTTTTCAAGAGTTTTTGCCGCAGCATTTCTTTCTGTTCGGAAAATATTTTTTCCGCCAGAAAAGCATTTTTTCTTGATAATGCTAACGGCAAACGCTAACGCTTACCGCTCCATTTTGGAAACGATCCTCTCCAGCTCGCGCCGGGTCTGCTCGTCCGGTGCCTGCTCGATGAGGTCGCGCAGTTGTTCCACGGGATCCCCATGACGGGAGTACCCCATAGTTTTCCCTCCATAAGAAAAGCCGCCACCTATCCCGTAGAATAGATGGCGGCACATTATTTTTGGCGGCACGGTGTTACGTGTTACTGAGACTCGACGTGTTTCAGCCGGTCGTTCATGTCGGAGACTTTCTGCTCCAGCGCAGGAAAGCGCTCCGCGAAGTTGTTGTGCTTTCGGACCTCGCGTGTCAGACCTTCCAGCTTCTCGTCTGTGACGGCCTGGGCGAGCTGCAGCTTTGTGGTGACTTCGTCCCTGGTCTTTTTGGCAGACGACCAGGCAGTGACGCAGACGCCGATCAGCGTCAAAACGCCGGTGATGATGGAGACGATGACAGAGCTGTCCATATCAACCACCTCCGAACTCGTCGTGGTATCGTTTGATCATCGTGATCAGCTGGCCTCTGGTACATACGTCGTTGGGGCAGAAGTGCGTCTCGTCCTTGCCTTCGATAATGCCGTGCAGCCAGCCCCATTGTACGGCATCGGCGTAAAACTTTCCGTCCTGCACGTCCTCAAACGGATGGTGGGCCGGAGCCGGAGGGGTCATTGCCTTCTTCACGTCGGACCGGAAGCCGTCCATCGTGTAGTTCATGCCAAGGCCACGCCAGTAATGCTCCGGGTCTCCGTGTCCGCTGGCGATACCCTTCTTTCCGCCCTCATAGTGGGAGACGATATCCGTCAGCGGGTTGAGGCCGAACGCCTTGCAGATGTCAGCGAACAGTTCCACAGCGGCGTCGTAGCACCGCTTGGCATCTGCCTGCGCCTTTGCCTTGTCAATAATGGAGAATTTGGAATAGTCCTTGTCGTTATCGTACTTAATATAACCGGACTCACACATCTCCACGCCAACGTGGGTATTATTGGAGCTGCCGCCTCCATGCCAGCCCCGGTAGTTCCAGGGCAGGCATTGGTAAACGGTTCCGGTGTTAGCATCGATGATTCCGTGGACGCAGGAATAGGTGTAACTTGCGCTGTTCCAGTTGTTGAGGAATACTTGGGCAGAGGGCTGAGCGCATCCGACGGAATGGAGCATCAGACCAATGGGGCCTCTTTGCTGGAACGTAGTGTACCGGCTGTCGGCCTTCTGTACGTTGGCAGTATAGCAGGGGTTTTTCGTGAGGAAACTCTTAACCAGGTTCATGCGTCATCGCCTCCGTTCGGGTCAGGGAAGGTCTTGTCCCCCCGCCGCTTCGGACTGCCGTCTTCGTAGTAGTCGTCATACGCCTTGATAAAAATCTGCGGTTCCTCGTCAGGAGGCTTGCGCTCTTCGACCGGGACTTCGGGGAGTCCAGTTGCAATGCTCGTCAGCAGAGACAGCAGACCAGCCAGAGCGGAGGCAGACAAGACGGTGAGCCAGCGCACCTCTTCGATCACAGCGGTTGTGCCGATGGTGGCGATGGCGGTCTGGGCAACAGTTCTCAGCGCACGGATCCCGGCGGCTTTCCAAAATTGCTTATCCATATTATACCTCCTGTTCTGGGTCTGCCTTATTCAGCAGACTCAGGCACATATGCGGTGGGGATTTTCTTGTTCTCGATGATCGTGCCGTCAGAGTCGATAAGGATCAGCGTGACGGT